TTAAGTTTCGACACCAGAATCACAATATTTATACGTCATTCGATTTGATTTAGGAGAAATATTCTCAAACCCTAATTTACGATAAAATGAAACTAATTCATCTTGATTTAGCGCATTTCCTAGTTTGTATACAGAAGTACAAGCAGTTAAATGTAATTCTGAAAATCCCTGAGATTCCCCCCACTCTATTGCTTTTTTCATCATATATGTAGCAAATCCTTGATTTCTGTATTCCTCAATTACACCAAGCCTTCCTATCTTTGCCTTACCATCACTAATTGATCCAAATTCTAGTTCTCCAATAATTTCAGCAAAACTTTCATCTCTAAGATCAGATCCTAAATCAAACATCCATTGCTCAGCAGGGCGATTTAGCTTATAAATATAGATTGCAGTAATACGAATGTCATCCAATAAATCAATGATGATATAATTATTAGTATCTTTTAACAAAATACAAGGATATTCCTTACAACTTATATTACTTCTTCTTTGTTGTACATCTCTTTTTTTATAAAAAGAAAGTTCTCTCTTTAACTCATCTAATTCTCTCTGTAACTCATTTAATTTAGTTTTACGACAAAACATCAATGTTTTCTCCCTTTTATAAATTAAAATTCAAGTTAAATTTCACGTACTATATCCGTTGTGTAAAACCTAATTCCGCAATAAGGCCTATTCTACCATGCATCCCCTTATCCTCTAACCAAGTAAGTTGTAAATCCTTTATTTATTCCTCTATCTTAGTGAGTCATCCCCCCAGGTCTTAAACAATCTCATTTTTTTCATCTTTTCTTCGCAATTAAGCTTGACTGAAGGTCTTGAGGGTTTTTATCATGTGGGAATGATTATGGAACACGGCTGGAAGGCAGATTTATCCCCTACTTTGAAAGACTACAAAAAAAGTAATCGATCAAAATAGATGGATAAGCGTCTTGGTTTTCGCCATGCGGTCACTTATAAGGTATCCGTATGTATAGACCCTGTTCACTCAGCGATTTTCACCGCATACATCCTTTTTCTATGGCTTGTCCTTGTAATATCGTCCCTACACGACAAGCTGAATGTACTCCCTAGCACCGTAATGCTAACGATAACCACCCGAACCTTTTAGAGAATCGTCCCTGGGCAAGTTCTCGCCCACCCTCACCAGAAGAACAGGATTCTAATGAGGGGTGCTGTTTTTGTAGGCGCATACTCTGTACCCCCTGCACGACCAACAGCTAGCCACGCACGTAACACGTTCCCTCTATATAGAAGCACAGAATTACGGCTTATCAGTTTTTATTTACGTGGTTTCAGGCAATTCCACGCGAACCAAAACAAAAAGGCATCCCAAATTCCTAAATGGCCTGTACGATCACAAGACTTCTAGGATTAGAGATGCCCGTTATATATCTTTTGGAATATAAATTAATCAAAACTAGTATTTACTAGTTGATATTTATCCAAACAATAGATAAAATGGGTATATCAAAGAAGCCTCGTGAAAAGGCATAGTTGTTTAAGGTTAGTGGTGGTACACTTCTTAAACGTTAACACTGTCGGTTAATACAGTTTTTTCTAGTCAAGTGGTGGTACACTTGCTAGAGCAAGTCATTCCCGCTAAAGGTTGGTAGCCAATAGCATATGGGAGTGGCTTTTTGTTTTGTGTTCATATTCAATTGTCTTTAATCTATCTCGTTCGATCTTCATGATCTTCGTTTATGTAAAATATCAAATTGTGTTTTGTTTTGTAGAATGTTGCTTGTTGTTTATTACGTTACAACAAGCTTTTTTGTTTGTAAACAGCGAAATGACAACTTAAAACTACGCGTAAGTGGAAATGTATACCTACGAAAAAGTGTAAAAGTATACTTTTCTACCATACTTTTAAATTTGGTATACTGTTTCTAACTTACGCATAAGTAGAAATGTATACTTAGAACCTCATATTTAAAATTGATCCCTTCTTTAAAATTGCAATTAACCCTTTATTAACGGTATATATAGACAAGACTCCTAAACTACGCATAAGTGGAAATGTATACTTTTACACCTTTAAAATCGCCTATTCTATAACCTACGTAAAAGTAGAAAAGTAGAAAAGTATACTAAAAAATCTTACGCTTAAGTATACTTTTCTACTCTTTCGATAAATTTGTTGAAAAATATAAACTTTTCTCCGGTATACTATTGCGAATATTGTATGTAGATGTTACATTTTACTCGAAGGTATACTTATTCGGAGTTTTATGGAGGAATGTCGAAAATGACTAGACAAGCAACTACATACGTAATCGGTAACTTTAAAGGCGGAGTTGGAAAAACAAAAACAGCTACAATGTTAGCTTATGAAGCAGCTACTGTATTTAACGAGAAATGTCTTTTAGTGGATATGGACCCTCAGGGTAATGCTACAAGAGTACTTGCTAAAACAGGTGACATTGAACAAATAGACAGGTCTATTACTGATGGATTTCTAAATCAAAATTTAGAGAATGAGATTATCCCAGTTATCGAGAATTTGGATATCATTCCATCTAATACTTCATTTAGAAAGCTTTCGAAAATCCTCTTCGATATGTTCCCAGAGGATGAAGTTGCACAAATTACATATTTAAAGAAGTTACTAGAACCATTAAAAGATAAATATGATCGCATCTACATTGATGTACCACCAACAATCAGTGACTACTCAGATAACGCTATGATAGCAGCTGATTATTGTATCATCGTTCTACAAACACAAGAGTTATCTTTAGAAGGTGCTCAAACATACATCGCTTATATGCAGTTCTTAGCAGAAACATATGATGCAGACCTACAAGTTCTAGGTATTATTCCAATGATGTTACACCAGGGAAAACGAGTGGATAATAAAGTATTACAACAAGCTCAGGAAATGTATGGCGGAAACGTTCTAGATACAATTGTGAGATATCAAGAACGCCTAAAAGTATATGATATTGAAGGGATTCATAAAAACGTTAACGTTAGCGGTAATATTGATATGTGGGATGAAAAAGCACATCAGCTATTCATCGATGTTCTTAGCGAACTTAATGAGCATGAAAACTATTTCGCTACTATTAACGCTTAAGGAGGAAGTTCATAATGTCTAAAGCACCATTTCAACCTATAGTCACAAAACCTGGAAACACTTTGAATGACAAAGGTGTACAGATAAAAGGAACTAACGATTTTGGCCGTAATAGTGAGCCTGTTAAAAAACAAGTTATTAAGCCTATTATCAATAAAGGAAAAGTAACTGCTCCTGAGAAGCCTGATCAACGTTTAGTTCCATCTAAAACAGCTAAAATTTCACCCGCTGTTTTATTAAAGCTAAATACCCTTAAACCATTTATTAAAGAGCAAGAAAGCATGGATAAAGCATCTATTAACAGTATTATCGATATGCTTCTTGAAAGCTATGTAAATACTAAATTAACAACGAGACAATCTGAAGGTTATAAAGGGATGTACAAACACCTTTATGAGATGTTAGAGAAGAAATAACAAAAATAAAAATTTCTGATAGGAGTGGCACCTGTGGAGAATAAGAACAATTCATTTGTAGTAACAGTTACGCCTATTAACGACAACTCAGATAAGGAAATACAGGCACCTGCGAAAAAGAAATTTAAAAACCAACAAGGAAGTATTAAAGTTTCTAATGAATCAAAAGTAGAACTTGAAGCGCTAATGAAAATTACCAAAAAGAAATTCACTCATGAAATAATTGATTTACTTATTAATAATTATGTAGAAAAAGAATTAACTGTAGAGCAGAAAATGAAATTTAAATTACTGACTGAAATATAAAAAGAAGTATCCCTTTTTCTAATTAGGGGTACTTCTTTTTATGAGGTACCTCCAGTATTTCATAAAAAAACAACGCTAAGAGTATGCAAGATTTTATACGATTTTTCGGGTAATCCAGTAACAAACGAGAACCCGAAAACCGAGCCTTAATAGAAATGTATAAAAAGACGAATAGATTTATAGAAAATAAAAAAGTGGATTCCTTCTAAGAGTAAGGAATCCACTTTTTCCTTGCTACCGATAATAGGACGTTATGTTAACTATATATGAATATCATATTCATCCAAAATAGCCCTGATTGATGGTACAATTAAAGTCTTGGAGGGATATTATTTGGAGGGATATTATGGGGATTTATTATGTATTACTATTTCTTATATTCGGCACTGCAATATTCTTATTTTTCTTATCTAGTTCATCAAAAATTAAGGCTAAAAACCTATCATTGATAATCGTCTGTTTAGGGATAAACCTACTCATAAGTCCAGTGGCTTTTTTTATAGGCGGGATAGCTGATTATGCAGGTGTGGTGGCTAATTATGGAGCTTATGTTGCGGGTGATTCGGCAACAGCTCCTCCTCTAGTTAGTCATGTGCTTTATTTTTTAGGAGGATTTCTCTTCATTCAAGGAATACCGCTCCTCATACTACTTTTAGCTTTTTGGAAGTTTACAAGAGCAAAGAAAACAAAAAAAGTATAAAATACATAACGAATAAGTGGATGCCTTTTTAGAGGAGAATTGAACCTCTCCAATCAGGAGAAGTTTAAAATAACTTCCAATAACGAATTTTATGTAAATAAGCTGTCTATATGGACAGCTTATTTTTTTGTTGCTTAGCTTTTTTTTCGAAATGCTGACGATACCACTTTATGTTAAAAATACAATAATAAATACATCTTCCTACAAAGTAGAAAAGTAGAAATGTATACTTTTCTACTTTCGCGTAGTTTTGTAGAAATCCTTTACCAGAACCTCCACCACGGCTTCTTCTTCTCTTTCGCAGCAGCAATCTCATCCCGAAACTCCTGCATCATTCTCTTCGTTTCCTGCATCTCACGTAGTGTCTTCATAAGCGTCTCATCCCGGGCTTCCAATCGTTTTTCCACTCGTTCATTATGCGCTTCTACACTCGCTTTGATTTCCTCGTTGCTTTGCTTGGCCTGCTCACTTAAGCGTTTCTCCATCGCTAACATGCTTTGTTTCATTTCTTGCGCCATAACGCCGTACTGTTCCTGCAATTGCTGTTTAATGTGGAATGGCACTAAGTCCGTTTCCTCAGCTTCTTCTTGAATCAGATCCGGATTAACCTTCTCTATTTGCTGCGCAATCATCTTCGCTGCCTTCTCTAGCGTCATACCGTCATGCTTACTCAGTTCAATTAATTTCTCAATGACCATAATGTCACTGTCTGTGTACTGGCGTCTGCCACGATTATCTTTCTTTACTGCGAATCCTTCACGTGACAATACTTCCATGTACTTTCTAAGGGTGCTATCGGATATTCCTAGTCGTTTGTATACTTCACTAGCAGAATAAACAATTTCGTCCGTCATAACGTCACAACACCTCCTAGTGACAGTATTCCATGATGGTTAGCAAATTCCTGCATATAAAAAATCCCCATTTAGGGATTCTTTTTCTATATTAAGATTCTTACTCACATCGTAAATATTTCCTGTTATTTAATTAAATAAGAATTCACTTTTCCATTCAGGATCCTTTCTATCCTCTTCATTATAATTAAGAAGACACTCTTTCATTATTTTTGTATCTATCGGTAACCTTTTTTCTAACTTTGACCATCCTTCGAAGATCATTTTGTTTGGCAAAGGAAACACAAACCCTGTAATACAATCCCAAAAGGCATCCCAATTTTCCCCGTAAAAATCAGGAAAATCAAGCTTCTCTTTAAGAAGTAAATGCAATTCTTTTGCACTATAAATTTTGCTTACATCTATGACCATAATTGATTCCCGTTCATTACTCAATTTATACACCCCATTAACACATTAAGCTTATATTTCATCACTATTTTACAATATACCACTTATTCCTAGCCGTATATATACTTCACTAGCAGAATAAACAATTTCGTCCGTCATAGCGTCACAACACCTCCTAGTGACAATATTCCATGATGGTTAGGGAATTCCTGCAAAGAAAAAAGCTCTGATTATACAGAGCTTTTAACTTAAGTATTCTATTTCTTATGTTATTCAGTCACTAGAATTGACTTTCCTTTTCCATCTACTACTATACCACCCGTGCCTGGATTTAAACCTTTAACATAATACTTTCCGTTTTCTATCGTTAATTTAAAAACACTTCCGTCTCCAAATTCAGAATAAGCCCAACTTCCAGATATTCTTTTTTTCTCCCCTACCTTAAGTTCAATGTCGTAACTAGCTACTTCTTTCTTTACTTTACTATCAGCTAATGAATTTGATTCAAATGTAGTTGCCGAAGCTCCAATTCCTCCAGTTAATACAATACCAGTTACTAGCGTTCCTATTATTAACTTTTTAAACATAAAAAATCCCCCTTTTTATAGTTTTATAGCTTGCCACCTAATCATATTTTTAAAAATAACCATTGTAAATATATAGGATTTTTAGAAATATAAAACAGTTAATTTCGAATGTTTAGTTAAGATATGTTGTTTGTTAATAACGATAAACAGTTATTTTTATATAAAGAACAATACTTGTTAGGGACAACTAAATAGCTTTAGCAATTTCAACAAGTAATCGCATAAACAACGGTATCATTTGCACCACTATATAACCAATTCCTGCACGGCTTATTAAGGAGAATCCCCGTTCCTGGCTACCTACCATAATAAACAAACCACCGCATAGCGCTACAACGGATGCAATTAGTTAGGATACTACTTTAATCCAAAAGATAGTTAGCTCAAAACCAATTCCTTATAGTTTGTTTTATTTTTTTGAAAAAACCTCTTCATAAAAGAACATACATTCGCATATAATAAGAACTAACGTTCTGTTATTTAGGGGGAATAACGGTGTATGACTATTCAATATTGCCAAATCGAATTGTTTTATGTGTAGATCTTCGTTCGTTTTATGCCAGCGTATCGTGCATCAAAATGAGATTAGACCCACTTCATACTAAATTGGCTGTAGTTGGTGATGTGAATAGGAGTGGGTCAATTGTTTTGGCTGCAACTCCACCATTAAAAGCATTAGGTGTTAAGAAAATGGCGAGATTGTATGAGATACCACGTCGTAAAGATATCCTTGTGGTAAATCCAATTATGAGTACTTACATAAAATGTTCTAATTTCATTACTAAGTTGGCTCTACAATACGTGCCAATTGAGGATTTCCACCAATATTCCATCGATGAGTTCTTTATGGACATTACGGATAGTATTCATTTGTTTGCAAACGATCCGTATGAGTTTGCATTGAAATTCAAACGAGAGATATATGCGAAGACGCGAATTGAATGCACGATAGGAATTGGTCCAAACCCTTTAATGAGCAAGGTTGCCTTAGATGTAGAAGCGAAGAAAACGAAAGATTGCATAGCATACTGGAAGTACGAAGATGTACCCATAAAATTATGGCCAATACGACCGCTGAGTAAGTTTTGGGGGATTTCGGGTAAAACAGAAGCGAAGTTAAACCGAAAAGGGATTCATTCAATCGGAGACTTGGCACAATATCCACTCAAATACTTAAAGCAAAGCTTTGGGGTCATTGGCGAAGAACTACACTTACATAGCAACGGCATTGATTTTAGCCGCATATCAGAAAAATACGTTCCAGCAACAACTTCTATTGGTAAAAGCCAAATACTTATGCGTGATTACACCATAGAGGAATTCCCAATTATTCTACTGGAACATATCGAGGAAGTTTGTTATCGAATGCGAAGGCAAAACAAACTAGCTCAAACCATCCATTTTTCCATTAGTTACAGCAAAAATTACGCTGGTGGTTTCAGAAAAACTCACACTATGAACCGACCAACCAATTTAACAATGGATATTTACAAGATTTGTACATATTTTTTACACGAGTTTTATACTGGGGAACCCATTAGAACCATCAATGTTTCTTTAACTAACTTAATCAATGAAGGCGAAGAACAAATCTCACTATTCGATAATGTAATACAACGAGAAAAAGAAATGAAACTAACTAAAGTAATGGACGAAATACGCACTAAATTTGGTAAGAACAGCATATTACGAGGGATTTCGTATACAAATAGTGCAACAGCAAGATACAGAAACACATTGTTAGGGGGACATAAAGCATGAACAACGCTAATATGCCAAAAGGACGAGGAATGGTTAAATGGACTCCATTCGCAGCGATGCCAGAACAATTCGCAGGTATCCGTGAAATTGTTAAAGACAAGGCAAAAGTAGAACGCCCTACATTAACCCAGGAAGAACAAGAACGTATTGAGAATATGCTTTTATGTTCGCTACTTTCTGAAGAAGAAATATTGATTACATATTATGAAGATGGTTTTTTACTTACTAACTATATGACTGTCGTGGATATTGATCCGCTGAATAAATCTATAATTTGTACGGATGCATTTTACAATAATATGACGTTGAAATTTATTGATATTATTGATGCAAAATAAAAAACCGCTCACAATCGTGGCTCTTATTGTTACTTTACATACACATAAGCTTTATTTACAATTAAACAGATTTTATTTCACATAAATATTATTATACTAATCTAAAGTTTCCATATTTACATTTTTTTCTTTTTATCTCATAATTTTAATTGGGGAAAGGGAGGAAAAAAATGGTTCAAATCAAAGTAACACCTGAAATGCTAGAAGACGTCGCTAATCGTGCGAATAATACCAGAATCGCATTAGAATCTATACATAATAATCTATGTAATGAAATAGATCGTTTATGTTTTCAATGGATTGGTGCCTCTAATCAACAATTCATTCAAATGTTCAATGATGCGAGACCAAAAGCTTTTACAGCTATCAATTCAATTATACAAGTGGAAGAGGATTTGAAACGAATTGCCGAAAAATTCCGTACCACAGATGCTTCATATGACGGAAATCTTGAAGAAGGAGCAATGTGTGGTAAGTTAAATAGTGAGAAAAATGATGGATCTTTACGTGACAAGGTTTGGCATGGTCTCAAGGAAACTTATGAGGATCTTAGTAAAGTAAAAAATTCCGATGAGTCTTTATATGATAAATTTAAACATGGTATCGATGTAGCTTATAAAGATGTGAATAAAATAAAAGACACTATAGATGATGAAATCGAATCTGCTTTTGAAAAAGCTGGATTAGGTGTCCCCTATCACTTAAAAAAGGGAATGGGCGACGCTATAGGTGATGAATTATTAGGACTTGCAGATGCAGTTATCCATCCAATTGACACATTTAATAACACGATTGAAGCCGTTTCTCACCCAGTCGAGACGTTCAATGCGATAAAACAAACAATTTCTGATTCTTGGAATCGTGATGTTACCAATGGTAACTCGTATAGTGGTGCAGAATGGTATGGAAGCGCGGCTGGTCATACTATATTGGCTGTTGGACAACTATTCGTAGGAACAAAAGGCGTGGATAAAATTGCAATGTTGAACCCTGGCACAAAATTAGCTGAGATTTCACGAACTGCTAATCAAAGCATGCAAGACGCTGCATCCTTATTCAATCGTAATCGCAATGAGTTTGCTTTAGCTGGTGGAAATAATATACGCTCTGCATTTGATACACCTGATTTTAGAAAAGCTGAAGATACTATTTTATCTGCTCAAAACATAGATAGATCAACTCAATATAGTCCACGTGTATTTGATGGTGATTTAAAGCAACACGAAGACAAAGGTGGACATTTAATGGAAAAGCATGTTGAAATATCTAATGAAGCATTGGCTCAACGCTTAAAAGACGATCCCGATATCACAGGGTCTTCATCTTTTAATAATTTAGAAACAGCCCAAAAAATTGCTGATGAAGTGTTAACCAATCCTCGAAATATACGTAAAATAGAAAGATGGTTAGATGATCCCTACAGCCCGCCAACTCTAGCGTTTAGGTATAGAGGTGATGAAGTTATTGGTCGATCTATTGTAAGAGGATCTGAAAATATTTTAGAGGTAACTAATGCTAAAATTATCTTAAAAAAAGACGGACAAGGAAGTTATATTCGAACAGGATATCCCGTAAGATAGAAATTTAGGAGGATACTTATGAATGATAAAGATTATATGTATGAAGAAGTAAGTGATTTTTTAGACGGAACATTTCATCAAGATATGGGAACAGTAGAAAAAGCCTTAAATGAATTTATAGAAGAAGCTCACAAAGTGTGTATAGAAAATACTGTAAAGTACATAACTGAATTTTTAGAAAGTGATTTATCCACGCAAGAAAAAGAAGCGTTCATTGAATATTATACTGAAATTTATTTTCCTTCTTTAAAACTTAATCCTATAGAATGGCTTGAACAAACAGTTGAAACGTTAAAACAAGCATTAAAAAATCATTAGTAAAAATCGACCGCCTGTAATAGGCGGTCTTTTCTTCGTATTACATAACAAAGCCGTCCAATTAAGGGCGACTTTGTTATACATCAAACTATTCTTTTGTATAGAAGTATTTAAGCCCTTTAGCGTCTAACCATGCTGTTGCTCGATCTAGTTCATTACCTTGGCGGTAATTTGTCTCATATCTTACTAGACCTTGCTTGTCCCCGCCAGAAATGATACGAGATTCATAACCTAGAGCATCCATCATTCCTAACATCTCAGGTACTAATGCTGTCCCAAATTCATACGTAACAACTTTGTTAAATTTATTCATGCTAATCGCCACCCCTTCATTATTTACACTTGATTGAATTGTTTTGCCAACAATAACCTCAGCTACCGCTTTAGCTGCCTTGTCAAAGTTAGCGCGATATTTTTGCATATCTGTTTCATTATCGATAAAGCAAATTTCAGGAAGTAATCCAGTCTTAGTTTTATTAATCCAACCTAATTCAGTTGAAAACTTGATACCTCTGTCTTTTAATCCGAATGCATTAGCCATTGCTTTTGAAATCGCTGCCGCTAATTTTCTGTCACCATACTCCGGATGTAACCAAACTTCACAACCTGTACCTCCTGGAGTAGCGTTTAAATGAAATTGTGTGTCTACAGTGCTATCTTTCACGCGTAAATGATTGTTGGCTGCATTACTCCAAACTGCGGTTTGTGTTGTTCCAACTTCATCAGAACAATTCACATACTTCCATCCAGCTACTTGTACATATTTAGCAACTGCGTCAAGAAACCTTCTATCCTCCACATGTTCTTTCCCATAAATGCTATTTGCACCTTGTACGATAGAGTTGTGACCACCTGAACCAGCTAATTTACCCATTATTCAACATCTCCTTTTTGATTATCTTCATGATCAGACCAAATACCTAAAGCAATACCAACAGTAAATAAATAAGGTGCCAGCTCATCTAAGAAACTCTTAGCTTCCGGCACACCAAACTTTGTAAATAAAAATCCAAGCAAAGAAAAAACCGCCAACCATGTTTTCCAGTTGCGGAATCGTTTTTTGATATTTTCTTTCGACATATTACATGCCACCTTTCATTAGTAATCCAATTAGCGCTGTTACAATCGCCCCAATGATAATACGTAGTATCCATGTAGTATTGGCACTAATCTTTTCAAGCTGTTTATTGATATTTACAATGTCCTTCTCATTGACAGTAGTGCGTGTTTCTAAGCTACGAATGTCACGCTGCATATCCTTTTGATCTGATTTAATCTGGAGGATCTCTTGCTTTAAATCTTGAATTTCTTGCATTGGTTCATCTCCTTTTAGGCAATAAAAAAAGACCAGATAATTACACCTGCTCTGTGTTCTCTAAATTCGCTATTCTACTATTTAAATCATCAATTTGTTCTCCCAAATCCGGAATGACTTGCTTAATTTTATTAATTTCATGTTCATAATCTGGTGTAGCTTGTATAGGTGCTGCAAATGCTATTGGCGCTTCTGTTTCATCAAGAGTTGGTGGCTTCTGATTTTTGATATCCTCGAGTTCTTTCTGAATATCAGCTAATTGTTGTTTTATTTTTTCTAACTCTGAAGGTTCTTCTGGTTTTGGTTCTTCTGTTTTCGGTTCAACAGTTTTAACCCATTTACCGTCTTTAAATACTGGATCATAGATTAAATCTGGACAAACTTCTAAAGTGCAATTTGCAGGAATGTCAGGCTCATAACCTATAATAACATCTTCCTCATATGGCACTTTAATAGTTTCGTACTCTACATGTTCCATTACACAATCAGGACAATCATACTTACTGATTGGAAAATCCTCATCCTCTTGAGCAGGCTCATAAGTACCGTCCTCAATGGATTGATGAAGTTCACAAAGTTTCTCTTCTATGACAATTTCTTTTGGTTCTTCTCGGAAGAAAGTTTGTTTCTCATAAATCGGTTTCTCTTCAATCGGAATCATCACAGTAAATTTACCTTCCTCGTTATAACAATAACCGTAGTATTTTGCCATATATTCCCCTCCTTAGTTGCAGACATAAGTAGCTAATATTCTATATCTCTTACCCGCTATATCTAGGTGTATTTCTCCGTTGAACCTTATAAGGACCCTAGAAGGGGTACCATCTGTAGCAATTGCATCAAATGTATAAGAATCTACTGGTGTCATATCTGATGGTAAAGTTGTTACAATTGCACTAGTTGAACCCGCGTTTCTCATAAGATCAAGACTTAATGTCACGGTGTTTCCTCTACGAGTAGCTAATTGCGGATTAGAACTACCTGCTGTAGCATCAGCTGTCAAGGTTAGAGCAACTCGTCCATCTTTTGCTTTGGTGACAATATCATCATAGTTAGCCATCCTCACCCACGGAGTCCAGCCATTAGTATCCCGTTTTCTTCGTACAAACCGTTCATTCAGAGTAGCATTGAGATAGGTAGCTTCCTGCATAACATATCCCGCTACACTATGTTGTTGAACTTGTACATAGAATACACCCGACGAGTATGGAGCATTTAGTAATGCATTACCTACGTAGTATCCGGAGGTCTCAATAGTATTCAAATCTGTACCAGTAGTTAAACTGATAGATCGTCCGCTAGGTTGTACAAAATTAGGATATATATCGGATTTTTTTACGAGGTTCGTCTCCCCAGTGATATCTGTAGGGTTAGTAAAAATAAGCCTTGAACCATTCCATGATAGGAAGGTCTTGCTGTTTCCTCTATCCCAAATATCAAGTCCTCCACCCGTTTTAGGAAACATTAGGATGTCTGTACCAACGTCACCTTTAAAGTTAATACGAGATAGTTTATCCATAACGAGGTTACCCGTCATAGTACCACCTGTTTTTGGTAATGCACCATCCGCTTTCGCACCAGCTGCAATAATCCCATCAATATCTATACCTTCAAGCTTCTTACCCGCTTCAATAGCTTTTTGGATTACTGGAAATTCATTTGTAGACTTCATCGCATCGTCAGACATTATCGATTCATCTACTGTAAATGCAAATTTACAGGTTTCAATTACTTTGTTATTTGGGAAAGTGAACCTCAATTGTGCAATGACATTACCATAGGCAATCAGAGTTTGTGTACTTAAAACAACATAGTACTTACCCTGCATTTGATTTACGTTCTGTACATCTTGGAATACCCGCTTACAATCTGGCTTTAAAAACGCAATTTGCACGCTTGTCGCTGATGAAAAATCTGTTACTACTTTGTCGTGAGTAACATTGATTAATAGTTTGGCAGAGTTTAAATCATTCTGGTAAAACCGGATGAGCTTTAGTTCCTCTTCTTTTATATTGAAAACCTTGTGTTGCATCGTATCAATTGTTATTTCTCTTATTTTAAGTATTTCTGCCAAATCGACTCACCTCTTTTATTGTTGTGATACTTGCATTGCTTGTTGCTGTAAGTTAGTTAAACAATCAGAGCATACATTTAAAGCGCCTAGCTTATGCAAGTGAGCATTCTTTTTGCACAACTCACAAAATGTATCTGTTTTACGTAAATAAACCTGGTCATGATCTGAGAAAATCTCAACTACATCACCAGGTTTAACGCCAATATCGGCTAATTTATCTAACGGTACTTTTACTGTCCCATCTTCAGAAATCGTTACTGTTACTCCTAAGTATTGATATGTCATAAATACCTCCTATATTGAAATGTTCATAAATGCCCATCCGTTTGTACCTATATGAAGATAAGCGCCCCATCCTTTACTTCCATTCATGTATTTGATAGTTCCTAAGGCGTCAGGACCGCCACCAGCAATATTTACTCCTTGTGTACTTACTTGAGTATTAAACGAAACTGCCCCACTAGTATTGAAGGTTATTCCGTTTGTTCCTCTTACAAATAAACGATCTCCTGATAAAATGTCCATATTACCAGAAGCATCTAAACGGATAAGGCTTGCAAAAGTACTTACTTGTCGAAATGAACGAAAATCTATACCCATTTCACCCGTAATTGTTGTCTTGTTGTCTCCATATAGAAGGGCATCTCCACTTGAATAAAGATTTATTTTGCTTGGATAGTACGGGTCATCCGTAGATGTTACTCCTTTAACTACCCCCATACTTGCCGCATAAGAAGTTCCTAGATTTTGTTGCGAAATTGCAAATGTTCCATCAGAAAACCTACTAGTATTAACATTCTCATGAAGCAAAATTGTAGGTTGCATTCTTCCATCTTTATTCCAGTAGTACCCGAAATACATTCTTGTTAAATTCGATTCCATTAAGCGTATAAATTGTTTTTCGATATGAACGTAGTTAGATCCACTATCAGTGCGCAGTGTAGAACCTTTAATTTCTCCTGCTAAAATCCGTTCTGCCACAATACCTCTGCCTGTAATCGCGTTCCTAAAGGTCATTCCGCCATCAGTGCTTACACCTAATCCGGCACTATTCAAAACTACAACATAATTGGGATTATTCTTATCCTTCGCAATTAACCCTTGTGGTGTGATATCTAGTTCACTAGTTACGCCTAAAATCATACTAGTGACATTTGCAACTTCTACTGCCATCGCATTGATTGGGAGCTTTTCTCTCCCCTCTATCAAATCATTAATTGTTTTAGTGGCATGATCTAAATTAGACTGATACCTTTTGGTAATGTCTTGATTCCCAAAGGTCAATTGAACATCCAGTATATTCCCGCGCCAATCACGTAATACACTCCGATTTACAACACGTACTTCAGCATCCAATCCAATTCTTTCATCAATAAGAAATACCCGATCACCAAGTCCGCTCTGAGCAATCGGGTATTTCTGTTTCGTTAAATTGTGTATATCAGCAGTTACACTAATTTTTAAACTCTCGTTCACAATCTTTTTTAAACCGCTATCCATTGTTGCAGATAATTTTATACGACCGTCTTTTAAAGGTGGAGCATGACGTACACCAATTCCAGGAATACTGGCAAGCGGTGATGTATACTCACGGATCAATTTAGCGCCTTGCCATCCATCTTCTTCTGTGAAATCGCCATAACCTTTAGCGTGTGTCCAAAATCCTGATGCATCAACTTCTTGAACTATATTAGAAGCATTCAATCTATGGCGGTACATGACGTTTAAGTCAACTCCGATTTGCGGTTCAATGGTTACAACCTTGCCGAGCACCTTAAATTCTGCCCCATAACGATTCAATGCATCTTTAAACATTTCAAGTCGGGTAGACCCACCACCAAATCCTTCCCATTGTAACGAGTTGTAACTTCCGTTTAATTGATAAACATATCCACTTCCATTAAAAATGGTTGCAAAACAGGCATTCGCAGTAAAAGATTGATTATATTCTTCATACACACGGCCACTGTCGAAGTCATCATAAAATTTTGGTACCGCTTTTATCTCAGCAGTTAACGTTTGCCCTTCTCCCTGTTTCTTCAGGTAAACAACTTTGTATTCCGTTTCATTATCATCGACTAAAGTCCACATTTCTGAGAGTCTATTAAGAAATGTCAAATTCACTTTATTGGGTGATATCTTTGCAGAAAACACACAATTCCCATTTAATTCTTCTTCAATTAAATAAGTTGTTTGTGTGATATACTCTATATTTTCTAAATCACGTACATACATATCAATTCACCTCACTTGTAGTAAAACCTAAAATCGAATTCTATTGTTGCTGAGGTGCAATTAAACACTTCTAAGGTATTCCACCCTGGTACAAGCTCAATGAAATCCTTCTTTGTATTCCTTAAAAAAGATAACCCGTTCCTACCTATATTCGGACCTGAGTAAATAATGGTGTCTGTAATATATAAAGCTGATGTTATTGTTGCAGTGCTAAGGTTTGTATGATTCTTAAGCATAAATCCTGCTGTACTACCTGCTACATCACTAATTGTTATTTTTAATTCTTGTTCAAAAGGATGAACTGGAATGTTACCAGGATTAAAAATTTGAAATCGTTGACCTGCTATGGCTTTGTGTTTATATATCCTTGACGCAGGATCACTGATAATTCCCATCCCTGTTCCCCATAATCCACTCCCTGGATTAACTCCATCACGTTGAATATCTGATGACTTGCCAATCGATTCAGCAAATGGTAAGTCTGCTGTTTCAAATTCTAATTCACCAAATCCATATTTGAGTTGCTGATTTATATCGAATGTAGACGAGATATTTACTTTATATCGTTTGCCACTAACAATCAGATTCTCTCCATTTTGATACTCTAATCGTCGTAATTCACGAATATAGAAAGGTTCTGTACTTAGTATCATTTCAAATAGTTTATCTCGCGTTATTGCTACATCTAATAAATCCTGCGCTTTAAAATAAAAGGGTACGGTTATAGTCCGTACCCCATAAGTAGATCCTGTGCTAATTCTTCCGCTTGCTCCCTCTACATCTATATAGGTAGGACGCATTTCAATCGATCCCACACGAAAGTCTTGTGCCTGGACGTTTATGTCAGATAGTTTCATAGTTTGTCCATTTATTCTTGTGATTTGTACGTCCATTAGAAATACCTCCTTACTGTGTTTTCGACCGCATTCCCTTCATTTACATGAGGTCGTACAATACGTCCTACTGTTTCACCTTCCATAACAACCTGTAGATTATCTAATTTGTCACCTAGATTTTTAACTGCAGCTGCCACTAATCTAGTATCATTTTGACTTGTGACATTATCTGATTGAGAGTTAACCATTGCTTGTTGCCCAAAATCTGATGATGAATTAACACCTGATACATATGATGGTGCTTTGTAACTTCCTGAAATAGAAGGAATTACAGGTGCCACTACATCACCTGGGAGAATATCGCCCATCTGAATTGAATCTGTCAAACTTGAAAACCCATCTTTAACAGCCGATGCCATGTCTAATGCAGTACGCACAAGAGGATTTATCATACTATCCATTCCCTGATCTAAACCTTGACCTACGTAAACCCCTATATCCCTCATCACACGTGAAGGAGAATGAATACGGAAAAATCCAGTAATAGTATCTTTTATAGAACGACCAATATTAAACACCTGATCTATCAGTTTATTGGCGTAACTATAAATACCATTAATCATTCCGGATATTATTTGCTGACCAATTGTGAAAAAGTAGCCTACAAAACGTTGGACTGTATTTACTGCTTGTCCTAGTACCCAACCAATCGTTGAAACCACACTGTTCATTTTGCTCTGTATTCCGCCTATAATAGCATCCCAAATTCCAACAAAGAAATTTTTGAACATACCGCCCCAACTTTGTGCTAGACGGGTTATAGTTTCTAGTTTTGAACCAAAAAATACATATAAATCTGCAAGAGCATCATTCCAAACTTCCTTTATATCTCCCCAAAATTTACCGAATAACCGACCTATATCATCACCGAATTTACCAAGCCACTTCAGGACTTTCCCAACACCCCATAATTGCAGGTAACCCCAAATCGCTTCTAGTGCTCCGAACCAAATTTCCTTAACCCCTTCCCAAACTCCAGCCCAATCGCCAGTAAAAAGGGAAGAAAAAACTTTTACGATTCCGAGTATAACTCTTAGAATTCCTTGTATAAAATCACGTATCGCTTCTAGCGTTCCAATCACAATTCCCTTAATAATAGGCCACGCAAATTGGAAAACCGCAACTATAATCGGCATTACCGATTTTATTATTTCACTCGCTACGGACCAACAATCGGAAAAGGCTTGTTTTATCTGGCTACCGTTTTCTAGCCAAAACTGGGCTATTTGGGTTCCAATCGCAGTCATGAAGGACCAGATTTCGCTTAAAAATTCGCTTATTGCCTGCTTGATAGACGATACAGTATTAACAACTGTTGTAATTGTTGCCTGATTCATTCCTAACGATTTTAATAATGCTGTTCCGTTTTCTTCATCACCTGCGAACAACGCAAAAATGCCTTGCATGAATACTGCAAAGCCTGAAAAAACTTGTTTAATTGTTTCAATTACCCCTCGAACTGTTTCACCAAATGATATGATCGCTCTAGTATTCTCTGGTGACATTCCTAGTGAAGTGAGCATACTAACTGCACCATCACTATTTCCTTGTAAAACTTGCCAAAACGCTTTAAAAACGGTTATCACGTTATTTATTGCGTTCCTAAATGGTTCAATATTTTTATAAGCATAAGTAAATCCTAAAGCTAAACCTGTTATTGCAGCTGCTAGCGCCCATGCTACGGGACTTGCCATAGCTAACACCATTACTGCTGGTTTAATAATCATCCATAAAGCAGCAAACGCCGCCCTATACCCTTTTAATAATCCCATTCCTGCACCTAATGGCAGCAATAGGAGTGTTAAGGCTGGAACTAACATCATTGTCCCTTGGATGAATTTTGCTAAAGTAGGATGGGCTTCATTAAATGCGATGACCATTTTTGCCATGGTGTTAACAAAATTATAAATAGGTATCATTAAAGCAGCAAACGCATCCCTCATTGGCTGTAACGCTTCAGTAAGTGACTCCATCATGTCTTTATATGCTTTTGCGTATTTAGGGTTCATCTCCATATTAGCTTTATGCAATTTTCCATAAAACATAACTGCTCCAGCACCAACGACTAAAAATGCTTGTCCCATTCCCATAACAGATTGATTAATAATACGAATTTGATCATTTAACTGCTTCATATTCGCAGTAGGCCCAAGAAATTCTATAGCTAACTGCGCAGCGCTACTTCTATTCGCCAATCGTTCCATTGCATTTGTTGCTGCTAAAGCACCTCTAGAAACGTTATATAATGGATTTCCCATACGTTGTAAGTTACCCTGTAGTTTACTTGATGTTGTAGACATATTGTTCAACATGCCGATGGTTTGCAAAATACTGGCTTGTTTCATTCTGTCTAGTTTCATAATTTCATCATTCGCTGCTTTTTCTGCCTTACCAATTCTGTTAACTTGAGCAATTAAATCCTGGGCGCTACCAGAGTATGTTGCCATGCTCATAGCAGCATCTAAATAAGCGAGTTTAGTTCGTTTTAGTTCTTCAATATGAGGCTTCATAGCTTCTCGTTGTTCGTATTTCATCTGCCTTAATCGACGACTATATTCACTGTTAGCATCTCCCATATTTTCAATACTACGCCGATATTGTCTGGAGCTTCGACTGGTTGATGTGACAAAATCGTTCATTTCACGACGCATCTGTTGAATTTCACGACGCATTTGATCCGTTTCCGCCCTAAACTGAACAACCAATTCTTCTTGTGTAGCCAAATCTCTCCCTCCTTTCTAATTGAAGTTGAGATTTTGTAAGAACTGCATATGTTCTTGCGCTTTTTGCATTTTTTCTTCAATAGTTAACTCTTGATTATTTTCTCCATTCAATTTATTACGGTCGAATAAATCAGTTGATTTCAATTTCTTTTTAGGATCGTGATGATAGGCAACACGCATCATAAGCGCAAACACGCTATTTGTTTGCAACTCATCAAGGTGTTGCTCATTCCGACCTATCATCATATTTTCAAATTCACGAGGGGTAAGTTCCATAACCTCGTTAGGCAATAATTTTAAATATCTAAAACCATCTTGCTGGATTTTATCTAGGTCCTCGCGGGTAAATTCTCTTACTCTTCGATCTTCCCGAACATTTCCTCTACCATTTCCATCATCTCTGGATTCTCCGCTGCTTCTGGATTCTTCGCTAGATACTGCTTCTTCATTTGTTTTCTCAACTTTTTTGTTGTCTTTTGGTAAAAAGTACTTTCTGCTACCACCTCATTTAAAAGTTCTTCAATAAACTCTTGAGAGATTTTCCCCTCTTCAAATTGTTTTTCGATGTTCTCCATAACTTTATCGCGTGTAAATCCTTCTTTTGTATGCATTAATCCAAAGTAGATCGCATCAACAAACAACTCTAAATCTCCTTGCATACAAGCCATTACAACTTCGTTTGAACCGCCTTCGTATTTTTTATTTAGTTCATAGATGTTTCCAAAAGTTAGTTTCAATTCATATTCTTTTTTATCGATTTCAAAACGCATATATATCAATCTCCTTTTAATTGGATGTTATTTTCAAATTTAAAAAGAGCGGCAAAAACCGCTCTTTACTGACCTGCACCTTTAGGAATTGTAGTAAGTGTTTCTGTCCTTACAGATCCGGATAATTTTACTTCAACTGAATAAGAAACAAATTCACCGTTAGATGAAGAACGTTCAAAAGATGTAATCATATAGCTACCAGATTCTGCTTCTTTCGTTCTCATATTAATTTCATAAATCTCCATATATTCACCATTTCTAATGGCAGCTTTAACAGCTGGATAATATGGATCTCCTTCTGCTAACGTACAAGAGAATGAACGAGTTTCTTTTCTTTTTCCATAATCGGAATATGATCTATCTTTAGACTCTGCTTCAATTTCATCAGCCTCAATATTATGAGAGTCTTCGGTTTGGTCAAATGGTCTAACTAATATGGATTGATTGGTTTGATCCTTGATTTTAGCAGCGATAATAAACTCATCACCACGGTACATTTTGTTCTTAACTGTTCCAGCTGTTTCAGCCATATATTTCACGCTCCTTAATTTACATAAGCTTGTTGGTATTCAAAAATCATTGTTAATTGCGCAGAACCAACTCCACTTGGAGCAGTTGTTACTCTCCGAAAATAAATCGTATCAATCGATTCACTACCATCCTCATTTCGAAGATGTACTGTGTAACCGTTGCTTCTAATTTTATTAGCGACCTTTTCTGCTTCTTGCATCGCCTTATCTGTCGTTGCATTAAAAAACCTTACTACCATCGTATATAGTAAGGTGTAATGATCTTTTGAAGTTTTATCATCATTTATAGATAAAATCGGATAATATACCGATGGAATAATTAGTTCTTCTGGAACTTGATCATGATAAGCAAATATATTAGTAGGTAAACTGTCATATACAAAAGCTTTCATAGAGCCATGTATTTGCTCATACATAATTATCTCGCTCCATTCTGTACCCATTGCTTAAATTGGCGGTCAAATGAACGTTGGAACATGCGCTCATATATCGCTACTGCATTATCCCAATACGGACGGCCCTCTATGAATTTTGCAGTAAGCATCATGCCAGTAGGTGCATGCGGATCATATTCAAAATTATGTCCTTCCCATCTACCAGGAACAAATCTTCTTACCTGCTGCCAGCCATCATTTTGTAATTTTGCATAGCTTAAGTTGCTACCAATCTCTAATGTTAATCCACCATCAGATGAGCGCCACACGTTTCCATCTCCGCCCTTATCAAACGAGTTTAGCAGTCTTCTTGTATCCACAACCGCTAATGAAATGATTTGATTTTGCACCTCTTCTAGAAATTGAAAACCGCTAGCTTCAAGCCATAAAGCAACGTTCCGATCTAATCCGTTTGCCATGCGATTCAACTTTGCACTGAACTCACGGAATCCCCTAGTCGTTATTTGGCTAGCCATGGCTCACTCTTCCTCTCTGCAATGGCTTTTATATGTGAAACCTCACCAGTGTGTGGATTCTTTACTGGAAAGGGATTGCGTATATAATAAGTGACATTCGTATCTTTTTTGATTGCTTTGTCATTATGCTTAACATCAGCATCCGGCATAAACAATACTCGGATTTCTTGACTGTTTAATTGGTTTGGTACTGATTGTATAGAGGCAGTTGTACCTTCTATAAAGTAGCAGCTTTGTTCTGCTATATCTGGAGTATCCTTGTATGAATACACATCTTCTCCTGGTTGCCCATACTTACCTGGCTTTGTTTCCTTCTGCAAATGGTAAATATCACATTCATGGACCATCATCCCTTGCAAAGACATTAAATAGTCCTCATTTTGAATGTGATTTTATTTTTCCCTTTATAATCCATAAACTTTTGCAAAAGGTATAATACAGAAGGTTTTGTGATGCCGGAACTATCCTTTGTATAAGAATAGTCACCACTACCAATACTTTCAGACTTAATACCCTTCATTGCAGTTGTATCAGCGTTTGTATAAGCGTAATACTGTGCCAATTTCTTACACGCTAACTTCACTTCTGCTGGAACCCCAGGATATTTCGTCTTATCACTAAAATCTATTTTAGAGAGATTATAAATCTCTGTATCTGCTTCAAGTATGTCTTGCTCCAATAGAGGAACAGGACGATTCTTTACTTCGGGTAGTACAGTGTAATCAATCAATTGTTGAGGAGTAATAAGTGCCATACTTATCACTCCTCTCCTTTAGATTTACTACTTTCTTTCCGAACTTCAAATTGTTCATTACCATTTAGATAATCATAGGTTTTCTTTGTAACCTTCTCTTCTTGGTCCAATAAAAAAAGACGTTCATGGACGTCATATGTTTTACCAACAATTAATTTAACGTAATAATTCAAAAGTCATCACTCCTTAACTTTGATAACTTTTGCAACTGCATCTTCCTCTTCGAACTTCACATCAACCTTCGCAGTTAAAACAATAATGAATTTACGAGCACGAATATCCTTATCTACCTCAATTCGAATATTACGGCTCATACCTGTCACAATATTTTTAGGTGGCGTTAATAAAATATCAGATACAGTATTTTCTCCATCATTATATGGTTGTAACATAGCAATCCCCTCTACTGGAACGCCATAAGCAGAAGCTAAACCACCTTGAAGTGAAACATCCCCTAAGTTAGTTTGTCGCATCGCTACTTGGTCTTTCCATTCAATTTCTAAACCATGCGATGTGTAAAACTTCCAGTCCTTAGGGTTACGTAGGTACTTAGCAGGAACAGCTTTATAAGCCTTCTTAAATACATCTTTAGTAAATGTACCTGCAGCACAATCTACAACATGCGAAGTTGCTTGTTTGCGAAGCCCATCTAATAAAGCTAAATATGAATCTGTAGACGCTATATCACCATTCAGAATTAGCTCTTCGATATCTAATGCAGCACGATCTGCTATCATCTGCATGATAGTATTTTGAAGATTACCGCCCTCAATATTGTTTTCCAATGTATCATAAGTAATATGCACTTCTGCAATTACTTCTTTAGCATTTAACGTAATTGTGCTAGTTGATGGAGCAGAGCGATCAGAATCTTTTAAAGGTACACCTTCAACACCAGGGCGAAGAATACGGGAACCAAAGCCGATTTTTTCAATTTTAAGTGTGTCTGAAGCCATTTGAACAAAACGTGAGTCCTTTAGAATAGTAGGAGAATTTTGTACCATACGTAAGAATGTATCAGCTTGTTCAGGATTCATTAAACCACCACTAGCTAATGTGGCAAGAGTAACGTCCGCTTTTTCAATAATTGTTTTGTTATTAAGTGTCATATATATTTTCCTCCTTCAGGCTTACAGTAAGCCATTCCATACAGATTTTTTAACTTCTGATTTCTCGATAACATCAGTATCTTGCTGATTACTAATACCTTGAGATTTCTTTAATGCTTCGATCTCTTGGCGTAAAGGAGCGGTAGCAGCTTCAACAGCTTTTTCCACCTTAATATCTTCTTCTGTTTTTTCCTCGTCGAGATTAAGGTGTTTCTTAACATTAGCTAACTCTTCCCTAATTGGGCCAACAGCCTTTTCTACTGCTGAAGTTAATGTTTTTTCTAATTGTTCTTGGTTAAACTCCATATTGTTTCCCTCACTCCCTGCGCCTTCCATTGAAGGTGTGACGCGTGTTTTTAGATTTGTTAATGACTCAATAGCAGCATCGATATCCGCCATATTTGGAGCACTAATTTTCTTACCTGCTTTTTCTACCACCGCAAGAAATGTTTCCTCCTCTTTAACAACTTCAGCTTGTTTTTGCCCATTAAAAAATCCCTTCAATAACTGAAAAAGGGATTCTTTCTGCTTCTCTTCAGTTTTTGTTACTGCTTCCTCAATCACTTCTGTTTCTGCGACCCCTGCAAGAGAATACCCTTGGAACTCCCCTTTCTTAATAGCTTCCCATGTTTCCTTGTCTGCTTTTGTAGTAAGAATCCATGTCCCCTTCTTTACAGTTTCGCCATTAAGACTCATATCAGCAGGTGCAATATATGATTCAACAACTTCTCCAACTCCTGCTACAAAATCGTGATTCTTATCGATTTGGCGGTACTTAAGCATAAACTCATGTGCTGCTTTCTCAATAGTTTTAGCATCTGCGAAATCTCCGTGAGCATCAATTGTATCCGGCTCATATACAATTCCATAAACAAGACGTTCTGCTTCATCATCAGACTTAATCACCTTCACAGGTTTCTCGAAGTTTGGTTGTTCTTCTGATTTTGTTAAAAAGAACTTGCGTTGATTTGCTCCATTCTCTACAAAAGAGACGTGTGAAACCTGTAAATTCTTTAGCTTACGTTTTTTCATTTATTCACCTCCTTTCAAATATAAATCAGCGTAGTTTTAGAAATCTTCATTTCCTACTCAACTCCTTCAAAGTTTCTTCCCTAATCTTCTTCTTCTCTTCTTCAGATAGACCTAATATGTTGTTATCTACTACCGGCTGAAGAACACATTTGCAATTCACTCTTTCTTTCGCACTTAACGAACTATCACGAGGAAACATACATTTCTCACCAGATCCGGGCAGTTTAAACTCTTCCTCTATCGGAACCGTTGTGCCGTCATACGCAACATGATTATCGCGTGGCTGGTTATTCTTTGCACCGCTATGACGCCACTTCTTACCAGTAACCGCAGGGGATTGGTAATATGATTCAAATTGAGAAGCGGAACATGCTGCAAGGACTTCGGTCTGCGCTGTCCTCTTCGCTCTTTTACGGTCGAATTCCGGAAGCTTCGCAAGCTCTCTTGCTATTTCACGAATACCTTTTCCTTTCTCTAATCCTTCGTTTAAAATCCGCTCTACTGCTTTGTGAGAGTTAATCTTCATAATCTTTCCTAATTCATTAGCCCAACTGTCAATCCACTTTGTAGTGCGTTTTGAGAAGATATTAAATTGAATATCTGGGTCAATCGCATCCATAAAAGCTTTTGTCATGTCCTTCATCGTATAATCAAGAAACTTCCTTGCTGCTTTGCTCAGACTTTTAGCAAAGGTATCCGCCCCAAATAGGCTACCAGTGACAAAGTCGATAATGTCCTTTATCTTGATACCCTTCTCCACACCATCTTTTCTCGTATAGTTCTTAATTCCATCAAAAAAGTACTTCTTCTGTTTCCGAAGCAGTTTAGCAATTTCTTTTTCAAATTCCTCAACGTATCCTGGTAACATGTCCAATACTTCTAGATCCGTAGGCAATGAAGCTATGAAATCGTCTGTATCAGCCTTTGCAATCCATTCATTAAGAGAAACTAATAGCTTATCAATCTTCTGCATTTTGCATCGACTCCAGTACGTCACGTAGGTCTTTCATTACATTAACTAGTTCCTCATTTGAATTGCTATCAGCTGACTTCTGTAGAGTTTCTCCTAATCCTTTTTGCCAACCACTTACTTTACGATGTCTTTCTAAAACTAAAGCAACCGGTTGATCTGCTTCAGGAATATCATAATCAGAGAATTCTTTGTTTAGCATATTACCAGCGATATTACGTATATCTCGGAATGTTAAACCGCCCTTATCAGCCAATACCTCAATGGTTTTAACCATATCTTCAGTATTACTAATCTCTGACTTACGTAAGTTCACATATACGTGTTTTAATCCATACGGAAGCAGTAGAACATTATTGATAATGAACTCCAAGTTATTACGCTCAGGCTCAAATACCTGCTCCTCTGTAATTTCACGAACAGATTCAGCAGTTGCTCTGTTAAAGTCTCGAATGTACCCGACATATACGTCAGGCAAGCGGAATGCTGATTGTACCTTTTGGCGTGATTTCTCATCGTATTCAAGGAATAGAGCATCGTTTTGCAGGATATCAGCCAAAGATTTAAGTTCAATATCGACTGGCGTTGGAGTATCACCTACAATACCTTCCTCAGCGCTTTCCACTTGCAACAAGAGATATTTATGTTGATTATCCTCGCCTTCAACATTTGAAACATAATCAGTAATCGCCGCTTCACTTTCTTCTGATAAAATGCCGTTCTTTAATAGAATAGCCATTGGGATATGTCTGCCTTGTTTAAAATAACGCAGGTTTAATTCTTCTGCTTTTCTAGCACCTACCATATGAACAACATGCGATACCCAACGTGGAATGCCATATGGTCCGTTTCCAATCTTCAAATGGATTACTTCAGTTGCATTTTTCTCTCCTAACGAAACATCAGAAAACTCACCAGTCTCTTTATTTAAGAAACGTGGATCGCCAAACTCTTTGAAATAAGTATCTACTGATCCTACTCGTTGTACATATCGACGAAATCTCTTTTTTCGTTTGATTTTTTTTCCATTAATTAAGTATGTTACTTCTTGAGGTTTGTCATCTTTACGTGTCACTCGCATGTATTGCGGTAACATATTTATTAATTCTGCAGGTTTTCCCTCTAAATTACGAATCGTCTCAATATAACCATTACCAGTCGTTTCTTTATCATCAATACCCGTTTCAAGAATCTCCTTGAATGGCTTTTCGAAGCTAAATAACGGAATAATTTCAGTATCAACTAACGTCCACTCTGCCTTCATTTCAGGAGTTTCTTTGTTATCATCTTGCTTATACTTCATTTCATGACCAAACCCAGCTATATTACGCTTGTACGCATCAATACATTGCCCAAGAATCGTACTATTTTCTCTAATCTGCTGCAGGTCTTCTATTCTATAAGGCGGTTCAATGATGTCATTTATAGCATACTTCTCATCTTCGCTCTCTTGCTGGCGAGATAATACTTGAGCACTTGGTCCTGCTGCCTTAATTACCTTCGCACTCACTTTCCTTTTATTCGTCATTAAGCTGCTTCACCTCTTTTCTTTTTCTTCTTTTTACGCAATCCGTAAATAACTGTATTAACAAAGTATCTCGTTTCGTCCATGTGGTGATCGTTCTCTTTTAGTGGCTTATCTTCACCACGTTCTACTGATTTCTCATCCCATATGTAAGAAGCGAACTCTTTAAATGTTTCGTTACAGCAGTCGTTAAAATAAATAATGCCCGTGTTAAGCGCAACACCGACATTACCAATACCCTCTTTAACATTATTTCGGGCCTTATATACTTTTCGTTTGTTCCTAACTAGCAAAGCTATAAATGAAGCAGCGGACGGGTCAACTACTGTACCACGGATTGGCAAATCTTCTACAAACTTCTCAAAGTCTTCGTAGTATTCCTGATCTGTTTTCTGCTTTTCTGTTTCTCTACCGCTATAACGGTACTCTTTCACCTTGTACCATACTTCTTCACCTTTTTCGATGCACTTACCCCACAATCCATATACCATGGCGTTCTGCGTACCATAGTCACAAGAGACAAAGTATTCCACGTACTCCCTTTGAATCGTAGGAACTTTATGCTTATTTTCATCAAACATATCGAATATAAGTCCAGAAGCAGCTGCCCATTCACCTTTGATATATCTACGATAGAATACGCCACTATACATGCGATGATATCTTCTTTTCGTCTTCTCATCTAATGACAAATTATGATCCATGGAGAATTTAAGGTGCAGTAGATTCTTTTCTTTCTTTTGATCCAACCACTTCTCTTTAAACCAGTGATACGGGCCTGCCGGATTACAGTTGAACCACATTTTCGAACCAGTTACAGACAAACGGCCTGTCGCTTGGTTAACGAAACTTTGTACCATAAGTGCCACTTCATCAAAAAACATGCCAGCGGCAGTGATTCCTTGGATCAAATCCTGGGAACTTTCATCTTTACCACCAAAAATATAAAAGAAGTTTGTTACGCTATCTTTAGTAATGGTAAGCATATTCTCACTTCTATGATCTTTAACCCTATACCCGCGTGACTTCAGCATCTTTTTAAGTGGTGTTATAACGTTACGACGGTGTGATCCAATTGTTTTACCACACATACCAAAGTTCTCGCCTTCAAATGATTCCATTGCCCACATAACATAGGAAAGAGCCATCGATACTGTTTTTCCCGCACGAATAGAACCATCGCAAATAATCCCGTCATAATCTTTAACGGGACTGTTAGGCTTCCACCAGGTTAATACCTTCAGCTGCTTTTTGGAGAATGGCTTAAATTTGAATGGAGCAGGTTTCTTTTTACGCTTCGGAATCGTCGTCATGGTCATCCCACACTTCCTCTACCTTTCCTTCTAGCGCTTCTTTGAAACCATCATCTTCGTACTCATCGCCATCTTCCCCCTTAATACGTGCAGTGTCAGCTTTTGTTTTTTCAATGTTAACTTTCATCTGCTCTAACTTCAATCGTCTCTCATCATCAGCATTTGCTAACTTATCGAACCTCTCAATCATAGAGGATAACGCTGTCATAGCGCGCGAATAAGCTGTAAGTAAATTAGCTTGTTTATCCCATGCAAACTGCACTGTGTACGCATCTCCATTCAGTGATTCGCTAATCCGCTCTTTTGACATATCGTTTTGACTGCGAACATGCATAATACGTTGTGAATTAAGGATATTGAAGTATTGCAGTTGAATAGAGTGGAATAGCATATCTAATTCAGTATGGTTTTGTATTTCATCTAGCAATTCCATTGCATGCGGATCGTCACTCGGGATTATCTTCCTAAACAATCCATGCGTCATAGCGTTATGGTTCCCTTTTGGCGGGCCATGCCCTACTGCATTCTTGTTCCCATACTTAGGATTCTTGTTTCCCGGATTACCCACTGCATTCTTATTCCCAATGGGTGCACCTGTTTTCTTGGTTTGGGTGCATCCTTTTTCATCTTTTGGGTGCACCCCTTTTCGATTCCAGCCATGCCTTTTTCTCCAGGACTTAATTGTATTAATACTGACCTCATATTTCTCAGCCAGTTCCTTATACTTCATACCTTGCATGTAATCTTCTTGAGCCAACTCGTGTTTTTGTTTCACTCCATATCACCCACCACCTTCTATATAATAGGAAGAAACTCGTTCATTTCTCCCTTCGAATAACTTTTTTACAAAGAAAAAAGACCTTGTAAATTACAAAGTCTTTTTCTTCTATATAAACTTACAACTTTCATATTAGAATTAGTTAAATCCCTCCACCAGACTCTGTGTTAGCAGGTGCTCCGCCAGTATTTCCATGTGATTCTAACTTGGGTGCAGGTGTATCTCCCTTATTGTAAGCAGGCGCCCCTCCTGTATGCCCCTCCGAACCTAACTTTGGTGCAGGGTAATGTCCATGAGTATAAGTTGGTGCTCCTCCATGATCTCCATCAGCTTCTAACTTAAGTGAAGGAGTATCTCCTCCATTAAAAGAAGATGTTGGATAGTCTCCATATCCATAAACTGTTGCTCCTGTATGCCCATGAGTATAGGAAGGCGCTCCTCCGGTATGTCCATGTGCATAACTCGGAGACCATCCCTCTCCATGAGTATAAGATGGTGCTCCGCCATGATTTCCATGTGCATATGCAGGTGCTCCTCCGTGATCTCCTACAGAGTCAGCTTTAACAATTCCTCCGCCATTTCCATGATTAACACCAAAAATTCCAAATCCTAAAACAGATAAACTTACGACTACTGTACCGATTTTTCTTTTCATAATCGCTCTCCTCTATGTGTATTTCATGTTAATTGAAATGAACATATTATGGATATCAGTCATGATGAAAATTCGACTCATTTCATTACCATATATTTATATTTCTATGTATTTTTTTGTAAAACCTTCTTGGAATATGAAGGAAATAGTTATTTTTTGTAAAATTTAAAATGTAGTAACAAATTATTCCCTTTACAATTTAAACTTCGTTTCCTAGCTATATTCACCACCTTGCATTAATCCCTAATTTAGTATTGAAATTCTCTAAAACTCGATGTATTATATTTTTGTGTTTTTCTCAGTTCCCAAGCCGAGAATACATCATCACTTCTGAAAAGGACCCGAACTCCAGCGGGTTCTTTTTTTATTCCCTCTTCTTGTAAATCCTTTTATTTAAATGTAAAATTATAAGTAAGTTCTAACATTTTGAATTGAGGTGAAAATCATGAGAAGCTTTGGCTCATTAATGATCTCTACTGTCTGTTCAGTACTTCTTATAATTTGGAATACCTATTCCTTCTATAGCGGATACACAACAGGGCGTACATACTATTGGATTAATGGTATCGCAGCTGTTATCTTCCTCCTATTCTTTATCCTAAACATGCGTGATTTCAAAAAGAAAAACTACAGAACCTCATAACAATAGGAGTTGATACGTATGTGGGAAAGATATAAAAACTATAAATATTCCTCAAAAGAATTAAAGTTCATGCTTTGGTTATTTGGTATTACTTGTTTTGTACACTCAGTCGCTTTCTTTGGCGGATTATTTTCTTCTGAATTCCTTTGGTTTAAAGGCCTTTGTGCTATAGGAGCATTGTTAGCTTTTATGGATATTAGAAAGAAGCATAAAAACAAAAATTATAGCGCGGCTTGAATTACCAAACACTCTTGAACTCATTTTCGAATTATTGTATTATATTTTCGGGTCTTGCTCCATAAATCATTATCAGGAGAATCTGCAGGTTTGCAGGTTCTTTTTTTGTAAAATAAAAAAGCATCCTAATTTAGATGCTCTCTGCAATTAAATTTTCTATATTATACTGATCCCCATTGTCATAAGGCTACCTAATACAATACATACTAACCCTACTAATATAAAAAACTCCGGTAAATCAAAGTGATCAAAAATCATACCTAAAATTAATCCCACAGGGAATACCAGGACTTCTTTCCAACTTATCCCTCCATTTTCCCTTGCTATATAGGACGTAGTTATACCAACAATTAAAATCCCTAATACAATTAAACTTAATCCTAATATCATTCAACCACCATCTTTTTTCACTCATATTACCATAAATAAACAGCCATTATAATCAATTCCTTATAAAATAAAAAAGCAGCTGTTAGGCTACTTAAAGTTTGGTTTATCACCAAATAAAATGATATATATATTCTCCCATTATACTTTCATCAACTCCTGCGACCCTAGCAAATCGCATTACGTCAGCACCCTGAAGGAAATACATTGTTAGCATAACTGGCACCCGTGACCACATAAAACGATAAAGCTCATCTATTCTTTGCTTAGTCGTAACAATTAAATCATTCGCCGGTCCATTTATCCATGCAGTAGTCCGAACTGAAGTAAACGGAAGATCTTTCCCATTAACCACTATTCTCGCTATAGTATGTGTTATATCCACATCGATCCCCTCATTCCAAGAATCAAATCTGTTTTCTATATTTACATAAGTATTTTTAGCTATAAGAAATGTTTAAAGTGAATTTTTTATAAAATAAAAAAGCAGCGGATTCGCTACTTTAGTTCTTTTGCTTTTGCATAAATAGTAGAACGCGGAACCCCCGTCATTTTTGAAATGTCATTTACACTTAAGCCATTTTCTTTCCTATTAAAGAATAAGTTCATAGCTTGTTTCACTTGCTTTTCATCCTGCCCTTTACGTCCCATATGTTTACCCATCGCTTTAGCTCTTTCTCTGCCCTCAGCTGTTCTTTCATTAATTAAATCTCTTTCAAACTCAGCAATAGCTCCTAGCATAGTGAACATTAATTTACCAGCAGGTGTAGAGAAATCAATTTGTTCTTTAAGAAATACCACCGCTATTCCCCGATCAGCTAATTGATTTACAATCTTATGCAAATCAAATATTGATCTAGCTAAACGGTCTATTTTACAAACAACAAATTTATCTCCTTCTCTCATGTATTCTAATGCCTTTTGCAATTCTTCTCGATCACTATTAGCTCCACTGTACTTTTCAGAATATATTTTGTCGCAACCATATTCTGTTAACCTTTCAATTTGTGCATCTAAGTTTTGATCTTTTGTACTTACCCTTGCATAACCAACAATCGCCATCCAAATCACCTCAAAATAGTCTAAAAGTATTAAGAATTATATACTTTTATTTTAGACTATCTTTTAGACATTAACAACTATCTGTTTACAAAGTTTTTAACCTATAAATTTTAACTGTACAAAAGGGTCAACTTTTAGACATAGAAAATGAAACACATGTCTATTTTTTGGACATTACTTTCATAAACTAGTATCTGTATGATCTAATGTAATGACACGACATTTTAAGAGGGAGAACCATATATGAAACTAAAAATAGAATTTAAATCATCAAACGGAAATAAACTGCAAGTAGATATGGATAAGAAACAGCGTAATTCCACACCACTAGAAAACATCTACTTTTTAATTCAAATCCTCTATGTCCTTATTAAATTGGTACAAGCATTAGTTAATTAACTGGCGCTTGTATCTTCATTAATTGTTTTCGTTTGTTTTGTTAGATGTTCAATCAAATTGAAACTGTATCCTTGGCGTTAATAAGTAATCATAAAAACATAACAAAAAAGAGTGCGATTAAGATATGCACTCTTTCGAAAGATTTTACCAATCTCGATGTTCACCATGATCATGATCACGATCGTGGTCATGATTACGTCTACGACGACACTCGTCACAATCGCAATCGCGTCTACAATGACAGTCATTAAAATCGTTTCTTCTGCGTCTACGACCGCATCCGCAAAATACTAAATCATCCCAAAAGCTATTACAATCTCGAGAATGCCCCAAATTATTATTCCATCCCATAGATATGATTCCCTCCTCTAAAAATAGAATTCATCATATTCTATGATTAAAAAGGGAAAACAGCTTGTTTACTAGTCTATATTTTGTGTTTTAGACTAATAATATTTCTATTTGCGAGTCTATCTTCCCCCTCTATTTTCAATCGTTATGTTCGTTTGTTTTGTTTAAATGGGCTAATCTATCAATTCTATTAAATCAATTAATCTAACTATTGCATATTACCGTTTCATTCATATACTATAGTAGATTGCTAGAAAGGAGGCGTAACCATGGATAGTTGCGTTTTGTTTGTAAATGGACAACCTTTTTTAGTTCTCTCAGTAGCTGGTATTGAAATTGCTAGATTAGAGATTTCTCTTCAAGTAGCATTAGCTCTAAGAGTTCTCGGAATACCAATCTGCGATTAATTACCACATTCCAAAAAAGAGAGCATTAGCTCTCTTTTTTTCCCCCTTATCTTTCCTTAACAACAAACAAGACGCCACCCAAATCACGGCAGCGCCTGCTCTAATTGCTATACACATGTTTGTTCTAAAAATAAAACATCCATAATGGACACATCATAAGATTAGTAACCATATTTTTTGTTCGTTAATTATTACGTTTATAGGCCTAGATTGTGCACATCTATATTAAGTGAACGCATACCCTAATACATGAATACTACTTTAGGAGTGATTATATTATGAATCCTTTAACGATGAGGATTGTTGTAGCTCCAGCTTCATCTTGGCAACATTTACCTCAACATCCTTCATATGGACAATATGGTATGCAACCTGTGCACATTCCCTTTACTCCTACAATTCCGCCTTATCCCGTAATATACCAATATCATTACCCTTTTCCAACATTGTATTTCCAAGAGTTTCACGGTACATTTAACATTTAATCTAAATAGAAAAATATCTGTTATCTGTACCAGTATGAGTCAATTCACATTATACCTAAAACAGTATTTAAATACGTTTAATATGTAATTTCTATATAACAAAGAAAAAGCCACCACCGAAGTGACAGCTTTCTTTCAAGGGGATGGAAGAGAGAAAACAAATGGAAAAGTTTCTCTTAGTCCAAGGCTGAGTACTCTCAACCTTCTCCAAGCCACCGCATCAACTAGTATGGCTACACGCCCTGTGTTCGGTGACCTGGAGAAGAGCAAGAGTTTCCATAATCTCTTTCAACCGACGACGTTCAGTAGGTGCTCCATGCGTAAGAGCTGTCTCGCCTCAAAGAGAGGTAGGCACTCTCTTATAAAGTTTTTTAATTTTATATCAAGACGTATGCGTTTCTTCCGACGCCTTGTTTGAACCAATACACTAGAGAGACGGAAGGGGAATGTTTCCGCTGTATTGGCTCAAACAAAGAGTGGAACTCTTTGCCCTCGTTTTGGTCATTAATAAGAATCGTGAGTAATTACTAATGTACGAGATCACGTATACTGTTTTAGATTTTTAGAACGGCATTCATTCAATCATGAAAACCATCCCCATTCTTAGAAATCAACATAACAGGAATATTGAATTTTATATCAATATTCAATACAGAAGGTGGATTCTGTACTGATCGATTGATACAAATTAGAAACAGCATGACGAATGCGAGTTATCTCACACCCGCCACACTGGAATATGTCATTGTAATACATTCATTGGTCTTTTCGTCTTTTGCGGGTTCGTACCGCCTTGCCCGCCCTACTATGCGGTATACGTTACCGTGACATTCTCGCATAAGAACGTTTCACTTATAGGTGTACTAATCCTCTTCGATATGCGGTTGTCAAAGGGCTGTCCAAAAGCTCTTGAATGAGCTTGTAAGATAATAATAATTTGAAATACGCATTTGCTTATCCGCCCCTTTATCGTTAATTTATCCGCATTTTATCCGTGTTTTTTCTCTGATTTCAAAACCTTAAAATTTGCTTCTTCTTTCCCATACATATCGCAATTCACAATATAATCTGTTATCAAGGAATTAATATGATCTTTTGAACCACATCCATAATACTTACCGTTTAGAAATAACAGATAAATAACTCTCATAAATTCATCCCCTTTATATAATTCTTAGTGCTGTAGCAATCGCCATAATTGCATTCTTCTTTTGAGCATAGAACCAATTGTTTTCTAAAAACATTTGAGCTTTCACATTCTTATCGCTTACCATTCCGTTCTTCAGATATTTCCGCTCAATGATCTCCCTTTGCTCTGGATCTAACGCATGCTCCAACGCTCTTTTAATCTGAATATATTTGTAATCATTGATTTTCTTAGTGTCACGTAATTCAGGGAACAAGGAGATATTTTGATTTGAACATTCTTCCTGGTTCTGCATACGGACCCTTAGAACTCTGTAACTGAATAACTCCTTTGCTACTTCTTTTTGTATTAATTTGTACTCTTCATTCGTGATTTCTGGAAAGAATGCTAATTGCTCCATCAATAATCCCCCTATTTCGAATTTGTCTTTTTACATTCACATCAGGTACGTGAAATTTTACTATCTCTTTGTTGAATAAGGGAAACATGCTTAGTAAAGTAGCCCCCACCAATCTACTCTGCATGGTTCCGCTATCCATTAAGCCTTTAATAACTTGCGTTTCTTATTAGACATCGTCTCTCTTGCTGCTTCAATGTTATTAGCTACCTTCTTATGGTCCTGATCAAACTGAATCATTCCATCAAACATTACTGGTGCCACCGCTTCATCTACATATTGCAAGTAATCCACTGGCGCTCGTTCCGTCTGTTCTACTAAGTACCCATAAATATCAAAGTCCGCTCTTGGGATAGACTTCTTACCTTTTGGTTGATGCGACATCCTTACGTAAGATTGAATGACTGATAGTGGTACCGCGAATACCGACTTATCCTTACTAAACTCTATAAGAAAGAAGCAAATCGCTCCCATCTTCTCAGCTTTCTCCAAGTAATCCAATTGATGCTGCGCAATGTTCTTTAAATCAAATCGTGTAGCATTCTCTGTAGATTTCGCTTCAAAGGCAATAGCTCGTCCCTTATACACGCCGTCATAGTCTACGGTGCTTTTAGCTTCATAGAATCCATTTAGTACACGGCCACCTTTACTTTTTAACACCTTCACAGGAGTCGGACGCTTGTTTATAAGCGCTACTCCATCTCTTTGATACATTTCATTCACCAGATTAATAAGCATTTCAAATGCCATGCCACGGTTTCCTATTCCCATTGTTATTCCTCGCTTTCTATTAAAAGGATTATTTTATTAAGTTTCTATAAAATGGTAATTAATATATAATTAAACTATTCAAATCTTAGGTGGTGATGCAAATGACTGAAACAATTCGAATTGCTCTTTTTACTCTTGTAGGAATAAGTGCCATATTTTCTGTAATTAAAGAATTTCAAAAACCAGAAAAAAGAAAGTTTTGGATTACATTCGAAGCTTTAATTCTGCTCGGAGCAGCCTGGATGTTAATAGGACTTCTCATGTAA